TAGCCAATGGAGAAAAAGAAGGTGATGTTAAAAGAAAGTTAGTCAACTCAATGGGAAGGAGTGGATACGCAATGCATCGTTCTGACCGCAAGGACGGCAGATGGAAGATAAACTCTAAGATAGCTACTGTCTATACTAAAGTAGGCACAGACAAGTCTTATGATCCAACAGAGGAATTGAGCAATGAACCGTTCTAGTACATTTGATCCTTTTGACCCCAACAACAGAGACAAAAGAAAACGACGCACCAAGGCGCAAGTTGTGGCAGATCAATTAGCTTGGGAGTCGTCTCTAGACAATGCCTTCAAGACTGTTTTGCAAGAACAACATTGGCCTAAGATTGTTCAAGGTGATTTGCTCTTGGAAGACTCTGCAGGCTATCACGATAACTATTATGCCCTGAGAAGAAACATCAGCTCCTGCATGCAACGTCTTGGTTATGAACTGGTGCCGAACCCTAACTCAAAAGACGGCAGGTGGAAGGCATTCTCAAAGAGTGTTTCTGTTTACAAAAAAATAGGGTCGCAAGGTTGGTGCCTCACGACCCTGAAGAAAGAATTAGATTGGTAGCTTAAAACATTTTATCAACCACTCCTAGTTAGTTGTTGGAACCGGACAGTAGGTAGCTTGGCCCTGTTGCCTCCCAAGTCACAAACATACGTCCACTTGCGACTGACCTTGACCCAGACAAGGCGATGCCCACAACCAATACGGGGCATCTCATCTTGAAGGTGCAGGGTCATCTTGACTGCATCCTTCATGGCCTTGGGCGGTTTTTTGCCGAAGGGATGCTTCGGCATTTTGAATTTCTTCATCAGCTTTCTCCTCTGGGGTTTTTGATTCGGTAAATCATGTCAACTCTGCATGCACGACCTTTGGTCCAGTCATGGTTGACGCCGTCAACTACAGCACCCATGTGCTGTCTGGTGTGAAGCAAATAGTTGTGGCCGTCTTTCCATACGTTAGGGAAACGATCCATGTGGTGGGTTGTGACGTTCTTCAACTTGTCACGGTGACCTTTGGGGTACTGCTTGATGAAATCGCTTGGCTTGACTATCTCGGTTTCAATGCCTAACTCTTTCAGTGCTTTTGTCCACTGGTAGCCCCATGTGCCTTTGCCGTTCTTGCGACCTTGCGCGTTCAATGCTTGGTGAACTGCTGAATAAGGAATGTTGCAAGCTAATGCGATGGCCATCACAACACAGTCGTTGTTCTCGTTCCACATGGCCCGTGACTCGCGTCTCATGTCTCCGTAGACGGCAGTCTGGCGACGATCTTCTTTGTTAATTCTACCCATTTTTTCTTTCTCCGGTTCTAAGTTATGAAAGTACTATGCCTGAACAATACACATAAGGCAACATAAAAGAACACAAAGAG